GACTTAACCCAAAAAGCTAATGTGATTTTTTCTGCATCAGAAGTACCTTTTTTAAGTACCTGTAAATCTTGACCTTCAAAATTATATCTTATACTTAATCTATCTCCTACAGCGGGAGAAGCATCAGCAGTTGTACAATCCATTTTAAATGAGTTAGCAAAACCTTTTCCAGTAGGAACATCTGTAGATTGAGATTGTGTCCAAGTGCCTAAAGTTCCGCTAAAACCTGTTCTATATCTATCTATTGTCTGATAACCACTTCCTGTTATTCCTGTAACCGAAGTTGACCTTTGAGCCATAGCCATATCGCCATTTATAATTAATGGATTTACATTAGGTCTAAAGTTTGTAGCATTAATTCCTTTAATATAAGAATAATCAACTCGCTTTAAAACTCCAGCATCACTCAAAACAAATTCGTCTGTATCTGCTGGTGTTGCTCCAAGTGCAGTAGCACCAGTTATGGAAGATACACTAAAAGCAGCTAATGTTGAAAAAGTAGGTGGAGCACCAGCTCCAGCACTTGTTAAAACTTGTCCAGCACTTCCAGTTGCAACAGCAACAGGGTTACCAGAAGCATCATAAGATATAATATTTCCATCTGTACCAGAAGCCATTTTTGCTAAAGTTACTGAATCATCAGCTAATGTTATGGAACTATCAGAAAAATCTATTGTGTTAGCAGTTGTGTTAATTGTGGCAAAAGTAATGTGATGTGTTCCATCATAAAATTTTAAAATATGAGAAGTTGCACCACCAGAAGTATCTAGCCACATACTACCAGCCGCTAAACTCGCTGGAGCAGAACTACCAGAATGTTGCGTATTAAATGCCGCTAAAATATTATTTAATTCTGTTCTAAAAGCTGAAAATCCTTGATTTGCTATACTTACATCTGAAACTTGTGCCATACTTTGTTTTTATCCTATTTGTTTTATTTTTACAAATCTTTTATGAAGTTAATCCATAACCTTTTGCCACATAATCAAAAGTTCTACTCACACCACCTCCACTTGAATTTATAAAAGCAATAGAAAACCCTGTAACACTTTTTGAGCTGATTGTATAGGTATCACCAGACGCCATATTTTGTGCGGCAATTCCAAGTGATGGGCTTGCATAAAAAGCATTGGAAAATGTTACTGCTTTTGTCCCTGTTCCACTTACTATATCAGCACCAGATACTGTCCTATCTTCCAAACTTAATTTAACAGATAATCCCGTTATTTTGCTACTTGTTTTATAATCATCATTTGTTAATCGTAATCTGAATTTTGCATATCTGAATTTGTGTGTTGCTGATGAACTAATATCTTGATAAGTTGTTGCATCACCTAAACTAGTATTGCTAACGGCTATTTGTATTTTGTGAAAAGCATGAGATGGCTCACTTCCATCAAAGGGTGCTTTAGCATCATCAAAAAAAGAAAGACCTCTCCCAGAATCAAATTGGTCATAAGGATCTTCATTATCTAAAGTTAATGTTGGTTGAACTGTACCATCAAATATTGCTGATAAAGAAATAGAGTTAGCAAAATTATAATAGCCAAGATTATCTCTATTGGCTGTTGAATAAGTTGGATTGCTTGTTGTATCTGTTCCCCCTAATTCAAAATTTCCAGTTGGTGAATCAAAATTTCCTACAGTATCATCAAAATCAGTAATGGTATCAAGAGCAATAACTGTATCACCACTTGAATCTTCTTTAATACATAAAGGATAAGTTGAATCCATTTGTGCCGCACTTGTTGCAAGTGATAATGTTTCTGTTGTTGTTGTAATATCGGTATAATTAAAAACATTAGAAATATTTGTATAAATGATAGTTTCATCATTTGATTCATTTCCTGTTTTATCTATTGCTTTAATAAGAAATGCACCTGTTCTACTATTCACTATAGCATTATCTGATTTTCTTCTTGTTACTCTAATTAAATTTGTACTATTATTCCATAATGCACCACTTGTTACATTTTGATAACGAATTTCATAATAGGCAATATCTAAATCTGTTGAAGCAGTTGGTGGTGTCCAAGTTAATCGCATTTGATTGCTTCCGTGCATTTCAATAGAAAAATCGGCTATATTACTAGGTGGCTCACTACCTCCTACAATTACTCTATTTGCTGATGTATAGGTGGAATTAACACCTAAACTATTGATTGCTTTAACTCTTACATTATAGGTTTCCGTATCAATAACATTTAACATTTCATAATTTAATTGCGTTCCTTTTCCTATAATAACATAATCTGAATCTGTACTTAATTTGGCTTCTACTTGATAATATTGAGCAAATTTATTTGTACTTGCACCTACAAGGATTTGTAATTTTGTAATAACAACTCCATCTGAATATTCCACCAAAGAATCAGTCAATGTTAAACTTGCTGGAGCAGAAATAATAAAAGGATTTGGTAATGTTGTATCTGGTATTGTTGCCGCTACTGTTTGTGTTCCAAAAGAATAATAAGAATCTTGATGTTCCGATAAAGATAAACTGGCTGTCATATCACTTGCTATTGTCATAGCTTGAACTCTAAAAGGTTTGGCAGAAAAAGCTGGGGTGGCATGAGTAATATTAACGATATCCCCTATTGCTAAATCTAATGCTGTTCCATCTGCTTTTAAAGAAACATCTAAACTTGATCTTGACCTACGCAAAATAATCTCTGCCATTTCTCTTGCTTGATAAGGACTTGTAATAGTTGGAAAATCAAATCTACCCTCTAACAAAATACCTCCATCAAGACCTTTCATTGTTGCGTGTCTATCTGCACTTGCTTCAGCAGAATCATCTATAGGTGGAAATTGTACTTCATCAGATTGATAATTTTTATCTGGATTTATAAAGGCAACTAATACTCTATTATATCGTGAATTTTTATTTTTACTTGATATTGAAATACCACCAATAATATTATCTTCTGTTAATGTTATTGCGGCACTTCCTGTTGTTTCTACTAATATTTTATAGTCGCCAGAAGTATAATTTAACAAACCTCTACAGCCTGTTAAAAAAGTTTTAACATTTTCTATTGCCTTTTTAGATGTATCTATAACAGCATGGCTATCCATTAAATCAATTTGATCTGCTCCAGAATAAGGTGTTATATTTACATCACAAACATCTCCAGCAGTTTGCCAATCAGCAAAATTACTATTAAAATATCCGTCAGCAATACCCATTCCATAAGTTGTATTGCGTAAATAATCTAATAATTGATAAATAGGATTATCTGAATATGCCCAAGTAGATGAAGTATTTTGTCTATGAGAGCCAGTACCACCTGTAATAGAGCCATCAAGATTGGGATTATAAACTTTCTTTCCTTTAACTAATGCGTGTATTTGTGGAACACCTCCAAAAGCATCACTATTCCACTTAAATTTCAATGCTAGGTAAGACAAACCTCGTAACCTATGATTGCTTGTCCAAGAAGTTAATCCACCAACTAATGTATCATAAGTTTGTGCATCAGTACCATAATGAGGTCTAACTGTTATTAAACTTTCTGCTGATGAGCCATCAACTGTTGGGTCTGCTTTATAGTAATTAGAATCACCACTTCCTACTGTGCGTTCTGTATTATCAGCTAAATCTCCAGACCATGTAACAATATTATCATTTACATAAATAGAGGTTATATCATCTATTTCTCCCTCTCCTAAAACAATAATCATATATAAAAAAGTATTATCTGTTCCAGAAGTTTCCATAAAAACTAAATTACCACCAACTTTTCTTGTTCCATATATTATAGGTATTCCACTATTTGATGATTTTTTATTTGCTAGAACTCCTTTTGCTGAATTATCTAAATCACCAAAATCTGGAATATCTGGCATTGGTAAAATCCAAGAGATAACACTATCAATAATTTCAACTATTATTTCAACAATATCTTCAATAATATCTTCAATAATATCAATAGGATTCCAACCGCACATCTATTTCATTCTCCAATTATTTCCCATATTTTCAAAACCTAATTTTTCAAAAAGTTTATCAGCTTGTAATTTAGATGTTATAGATATTAATATAGGATTATCTTTTGAAACTTGTTTCACACTATCTATTAGCTGTTTCATTATTTGATAATTTCTATATTTTTCTACAACATATATTAATTGTATAATCATTGTTTCTTGTTCACTCCACCAGTAAGTAGATTTGCAAAAAATACATACTCCAATTAATTTATTAGTATCTAAATTTTGAACACAAATAATCTTTCCTTTTTCCAACATAAAATTTATAAAAGTTTTTACTTTATCCTCATTAATATCTGGATAATCACAATCAAGTAAATCATTTTTAAATTCTTTTAGTAAATTAAAAATATTATTTGCATCTTTTTTTTCTGCTTGATAAAAATTACAACTAACCATTAATCTGCTCTCCCCCATTTTAAATCTAATACATTCAATGCCGCAAATTCCATTCCTTTATCGCCACTAAAAAATCGTTGCTGTGAATTATCAGATGTTGTTCTGCCACTTTCTTTCTCAAAAGTACCCCAATGAGAAGTAACATTAAGAGTTAAATTTGCACTTGTTGTATTATCAATAATTTTATATTCATCAATCGTTCCATAAAACAATAAAAAAGGATCAGCTATTAAAGCATTTGAACTATCTAATAATCCTCTCCATATTTTTACTTCTTTATTAATAACATTCTCATTGAGAACGACTGCTGAATAAGTTTGTTCTACTGCTGATAATTGTATGGCTAAAGAGTTTTTTGTTGGCTTATTAGTTTCAGATAATCCTGTAATAGATCGTAAATGACCAGAAGCAGTATAGGTAACTGAACTTCCACTAACACTTGAAGTTAAAGGGAAGCCACAATTAGTTAAATAAACAGGTGTAGCAAATCCAAGTGAAACTAAAAATACAGGGTTAATATTTCCTGTTGCTAGTTCTGTTTTGACATCACTTGCTAATCCCCTTGACATTATATCGCCTCAATAACATCAAATTCAAAATTGTATAAAAGGTTTCCATCTTTATCTATATTACTACTAGGAAATTCTTGTAAGTCGCTTGTTAAATGAACTGTGAAAGGAATACTGTCGTAAACTACTACTCCATTATTTGCTAAAGCTGTTGTAAGTGGTGGCTCTATAGTTACTGTTGCCGCATTACTGCTTGAAGTTACATCAGCTACAATCATATAAACTTTGCTGTGAGAATTAAATTTAATAAAATCTCCAGCTTTAAATCTTCCAGAGCCATCAGCACCAAAACCATCTAAAGCAATCGTAGTATCTGCAACTGCATGAACTCCATTAACTAAAACTGTTCCAGCTTCAACTCCAGTAGCATTTAAATAGCTTGGGAATGTAATTGTGAAACTTTCTTTTTGTCCTCTTTGTTTGACTATAAAAGCCATAATACTTTGAAAATCTGCTCTTGTTTTTAATTGATATTTACAAGTAAATTTCCATCTTTGACCATCAACTTGTCTGCGATATGTTTTTCCACTATCAGTTGTAGATACCAAAGTTTTTTGATCGCTTGATATATTAATAGCAGTAAATTCAACATTAGGTAAAGCTCCACTCATATAATTGCCGCCCTTCCTTTTTCATTAACAGCACTATTAATCATATTTATAATTACTCCTCTGCTATTAACTAATAATTGATTAAACCCACTAGCATCAAC